TCTCAGTCTTGTTGATCTGTTCCGCAGTAGCAACTGCCGAGTCATGACCAGCGACGATAACACCATAGTCAGTGTTCTGGTTATCAACACCAGTCGTAGCCGAACCACCACCAACTTGTGGCAGGTTGTTGGATACGTAGACGCGGAAGCCATTCCAGTTGGAGATGACCAGACCGTTACGCAGACCACCGGAATCACCGAAGTCAGCATTCAGGAAGCGCGAGTCTTCGTCCTGCAGAACTTCCATCATCACTGGGTCGATAATAATCCAGCGACCGGACTTATCAACGTTCTGTTGATCGAGCAAACGACCCATGCGGTTGATCAGCATGACAGGCGAGACGTACTCTGTGGGCAGAGCAGTGGCACCTGGCAGACGAGCAGCAACAGGAATCGAGTGATCACCAGCAGAAGCAGTTGTGATGTTGCCGAACTTACCTTTGTTCAGTTTCATCGAAGTCAGCAGCTCATCGTTACCAGCAGTGACTACAGCCTTGGTGCCATTGACAATGTCGTTAACTTCGTCAGCATTTGCATGGATAGCAGTCTGCTTGTAGCCGGACAGGTAGCCCAGAACTTCTTGGTCGTACTGGTCAGCCAGACGGTAGGCAGCACGGTTGGTTGCGAGGTCCATGAAGTTGACGTGCGAATGCTTCTCTTCGATGTCATCAACTTTGAAAGCAAAGTAGTTTGCCTTGTCGATAACGAGCGAGAAGTCTTCGTCGTCCAGGTCCTGAGCGTTAACCTGAGTACCGCGAGTATATGCGCTTACAGTGATCTCTGGCTCTTTGATGATCTTAACCGAATCACCCTGTGCCGAGATTTCCCCGAAGTAGTCGGAGTTGGTCACGTCACCAGCAATGGTCGATTTACGGAATGCAAGTTGAACTTTCTTGGAATAAATAACCGAAGAAAAGTTACCGTTTGGCAGGTTAGTGTAGCCTGCAGCGGATTGGAAAGCCATGAGTAATCCTCCTATGATTTTGTTTTGGCTTTATTACGAGCTAAACAGTTTTCAAAGAGGCTGTACGTTCTAGGGTGCAACATGTCTCTCAGGTCGGCCAACCTTTGAAACCTTGGGCCTATACTAGCTCAGGTAGTTCTTTATAGTGTTTAAGCTTTGGGGGTTTTAGAGTAACCCCGAGGTAGTACCAGTTGGCAGGCTCGGGGTTATTGTCCTTAGTTATATAGAAAGTAGGTTAGATGTCAAGGCTTATCTTGCTCCACCTGTAACATCGTAAACAAACTTATTCGAACGCTGAGCATTTAAGATTGCATCCAAATTCTTTTCAAACTCTTTATCCGACATCTTACTAACTTGGGATTCGGTAAAGGTCTTAGAACTTTCGTTAGGGTCAACCGCAGAACGGGAACCCCGTGGGGTAGCTGTAGCAGCAGCCTTGGCTTGAACCTTCTTAGCCGAAGGGGTCATACCATTGTCTGCTTTGTAGAGATCAATGACACGAACAACTGAAGCAGGGTCATCAGCATTCTCATAGAGAGCGTCTTGAACCCACTTAGGCTGCTCTTCTACCCAATCATGAAACTCATTTGAATCTCGTAGGGCATCAAAGTCAGAATGAGACTTACGAATAATAGTCTCAGCTTTTACCTTTTCAACTTCTTCTTTAGCTTTGTCGAGTTCCTTAAACCGTTCATCAGCCTTAGAGAACATCTCAGCAGCTTTTTTACTTGCGATAGTCTCTACGATAGCTGCTACGTCAGGGTACTTACTGGACCAAGCTTGTAGGTCCTCATCACTCTTTGGAGGAGCAATCTTTTTACCACTCTCCAAATCAGACAGGCGGTCGTTCCACTCTTTTTCTTTTTGTTGCATGTGGCGACGTAGGTCACCATAGCGCTTCTTAAAGGAACGCTCTTCTGGGGAGGTTGGTTCAGGCTCATTGTCTTCTCCATCTTGAGCCTCGAGTACCTGTGCCTCTTGAGGCTCTTCAGATTCTTCTTCCTCTTCAGGAGTTCCCCCTCGCATCTCAGCTTCAAGGGCCTTGAGTTCTTCTTCCTCTTGATCCATCTTTGCTTGTTTACGAGCGTGATTATACCCACGGTCAACGAAAGTTTTAGTCTCAGCCATTTTGTATCCTTATGTTGGGGTCAGCCTAAGCTGAGTGGCCTTATTGTTTGACTATCATAGAATAGTTGTTACTTCTTTGCAACAGGTTTTTTACTTTTATTCGGGCGCTGTACAAGACCACCTTTATTATAGTCAGTAACACCAAGGGCATTACCCACCTTACCAAGGGCATCACCTACCGTACCAAAATTACCTTTACCATCCGCACCACCCCCAGTAAATGTTCCACCACTTGAAGAGGTATTACTCGAAGAGCTTGAGGAGTCATTATCTCTATCTGGTCTTGCAACAGGTCGGTAAGAAGAGGTAGGTGCAGCAGATGTTTCAGTTTTAATGGTGTCAGTAGTAGTTACAGTTCCATCATCATTTCTAGATGTTGAAGTGTCGTACTGTACTCCACCGTTACTTGTAGTAGTAGTAGTCGGGGTTGAAGTCCCTGGTGCAGCAACTGGTGTGGGTGATGCGCCCGAAGCAGATGCCACCATTTTATCTTCAGGGCTAAGTAGTTTATCTAATCCCCGTACCAAGAGGTTTGCATTTTTCTCTGCCTTTTTAAGGTCTCTTTCAAGAGCGGCATACTCTGAAGAATCTTGTAGGCCACGGTCACCAGCAACCTTTAAGGCAGCTCTAGCCCTAGCAATATTTTGGACTTCGTTATAACCGCCAGCAAAAGCCCCAAGAGCTAGACCAGGCAAACCTGCAACAGCTCCACCAAGAGTGGCACTCCGTCCAGAAGTAAAGAAAGGGTCTTCAGATAGGGAGTCTAAACCAAACTGAAGGGGATTGTCATTAAGTAGGGCACTATCCTCTTCGCTTAGTTTACCAAAACCTTTAAAACCTTCTGTTGTAACCTCGGGTGTCTGGATACCAGCTGATTGATCCCTGTCCCTAGAGCCTTTATCAGATGAACCTTCAGATACAACATTTTGTGCCTCAAGACTTGCACGGTTCTCTGGAGTATCCTCTACAAAGCCAGCGGGAATCTCTTCCGAAGGTTGACCGTTAATAAAAAGAATACTACGAATCTCTCCAGCAGCATTAACAAAAACTTTAAGTTCTGTCGCAGAAGAGGGTGCAGTCCCTTGGTCTGGAGTGGTAAAAGAAAAGCCAGGGCGGAACATTGTACCTACATTTTCGGGTGTAACAAAGCCACCTTCAGCCATACCCAGAGCGCCTTGCTCTTCAAGCATAAACTCTTCTTCATCAAAGAGAGGCATTTCTTCGTCCATGGGCACAGGGTCACCGCCAATGCGACCATCTCTATCCATTTGCTCAAGACCAGCTTTAGCTTTCTGACGGAGCTTCTCGAAGTAGTTTACCCCGAAGTACCGTACCACATCAGCAGGTACAACGTACTCACCTTCAGATAGCTTAGCGTCCACATCGTCTCGCACTTCTTTAGCGAGAGAACCTGGAGGAACTTCGTTGCCACTGATAGGGTCACGGTTCATGCCATCATCAGCAATGCCGCCCTCCTGAAAGACTTTCATCTGATCATCCATTAACCTTGTCCCTTAGTTTCTGTAGTGATTGAAGAGCCTGAAGCTCACCCTGTGCCCTGTAGATTTCGTAGGGTTCAACCAGTTGACCCAACTTCTTGTGGACTTGTTGCACCCGAACATCAGTCTCTTTAAGGAAAGAGTCCCAAAGCTCTGGGTCGTTTACAAACATCTTTAGCTTACTGCTCACTGGGCTGACTCCAAGTATTTGATTTTTTATTGTTTAAGTCTGCAGGAAGTATCTGTAAATTCCAAGGCACGTGGAGACCAGAGATATCTTTGCCGTTTAAGGGTACAATATGATCAACATGGTACTCTTCCCCAGAAACCGCCCTTAAATCTTTAGCCAACCAGTAGAACTCTTGAATCTGTTTCTTTTGCTCTTCAGTTAGCCAAGCAGGTACCCTCTTCTGCCGTTTTATTGCTTTAGTACGGTCCCAAGCCAAAACCTTAGCTGGGTTCTTTCTGCTATAATCCCTCTGATACGCCTTAAACTTCTCTAGGTTATTAGCACGGGATTTTAACACTCTTTGTATAGCTGCTTTAGGGTCTTTACCGTATAGCTCACGGCCTTTATTTCTGCAGTGCTCTAAGTTTTCATCCCTAAACCTTTTTGTCCTAAGCCTGGCACAATCCTTACAGTAAGACTGATAACCCCTTGGCCTACCTCTTTTCTTATAAAAGGAGTTAAGAGACTTAACCTCACCACACTTTAGGCATGGCAACATTAGATAGCCTCGTTAGTGTTTGCACTGAACCCTGGCTCA